GGTGTCAGGTCCTCTATAGCCTTTTTGTCAAACAGTTCATTGTTTTTAACTTCATCTAGAGGTAGTCTAACACGGTGAGCTACCCATCTAGCTGTGTTCATGCGACGTGCGTTAGCAGGTAGAAGTACATCGTAAGGTGACACATACTCTACATATGGTTCATCTTCCTCTACTAGCTGCTGGTTTAACGATACAGAGTTAGCAATCTCTTCAATAGTGGTCTCGTCAAGTTCGATACCCATAACAGAGGCCTGCTCCTGAGCCATGTACAAAGCCTCACTAAGCTCGTTATCATAATCCTCTGGTGTTCTATTAACAGTAGTTTCACTGTATGACCAGCCGATCTTAGCGAAACCATTACCAAGAATGACCATGTCTTGTGTCATGTCACGCAATGTAGATGTAGCATCGGCACGCTTCCAGAAATACTCCAAAACAGTCTTAGCTATCTGAGCATTACGTTCAATAACGCTAACGTCACCAGCTACAGGAGTAACAACAAACTTAGGGTCACGGGAAGAAACCGTGTTTATAATCATGGTAAGGTGCGGCAACACCATGTTAATCGTACGAAGGAACGAACCAGGAACCGGGAACGGAAGAATACGGTTCAAATCCAGCATCGTCAGTTCTCTCTGCGCACCGGTACGGTAAAGTGACTCTAGCATACGCCAGTGAGTGTGCAGAGGCTCCATGCGACGTGTAGCATCGCTAATAAGAGCCTGCTTATCCTTAAGGCTGTAACCTTCTTTATACTCTTTTTCCATTAGTTCCTCTTTACCACGACGTGCCGTTCATCGAAAAGGAGTTCCAGTAATCCCGTTCCTGTTCCTCCATCGCTAGGATAGCCTGTTCGCGGGCTTCCCTAATATTTTTGATGCTGAAACGGTTCGTGGGACGCCAGGTAGTATCCTCAGTAGTAGCCGGAATTGGGGAATCTTCACCTACTTCTTCTATTAAAACCCATAGTGAAATAGCTAGAGACATTACAAGGTCGTCATGGCATCCTACGTCAGCGGCATACCGGACGTTTCCGTTGGCAGTCTGCTGAGCTACGAACTGTCCAAGTTCTGTACGGAGCAACGGGTAAATATTGCCTATGTTCATCTCACCATCAGTCACAGTTAAGTATTTAGCTAGCCTATCGATCACCGAACGACGTCTATCTACCGTCATTGGGAACTCAAACATGCGGGTACGCTGACGGTTTTTACTACCTGAAGTCTGATGTAGGTACGGATTAGGGTAATCTAAATGCTTATGTAGTTCGTTAATAGGTAGCGAACCCTGGCTACCTTGGTTTTCTATAGCCATCAGAGCAGCCCACTGCCTACCAGCAAAGAACCTACCTAGGATATCTAGGTCTGCTGCCCATTCTGTAGGAGGAGTGTGGTTATCATGATAGTATGCTACAATCTCAGGTTTTCCATCCTCATCTAAATGCATAACATGAGCTGTAGAGTAGTCCTGTCCCGTACCAGAGGCGGGGTCACCACCGATAACATAGAAACCCGTAGGGTCTGGTTCTAGAGTAGCGAGACGAAGAGGTCCGTTCTCGTCATGTTCAAACACCATCTCGTCATCGTTACGCCAAACTAGACGACCACGGAACGGTAGGTCCTCAAAGTTATCCTCATGCAGTAAGCTTACGAAACGGGGACGTCCCGATTCACGGAAAGCCTCCTCGTCATCTGACGGGTACTCAGCCAGGAACCTCCACGGTTCATCTGAGAACTCTCTACGTTTCATATCGTATTTAGTGTTGCAGGGAACTCTAGTGTTTTTCTCTCCGCTGCACCATCCGCAGTCGGCGTTACACAACATGAAGGGAGAAACCATCCAAGGCTTAAAGAAGGACACGAACTGTGACTCTCCTCGTCGCGCCGACCTGTAAGTTTTAGCGAAACGATTATATCCACCTCTAGACGTAGAGATGATAAGCATGCTACCACCAGCGTCAGTAGTAGGTAACAGTGTTCTTAACACGTCCTCCTGTCGAGATGCAGGTTCAACCAGTCCCGCCTCGTCCCAAACCACCAGTGTTGCGGTTTCACCAGCGAACACACCTTCAGTAGCTGGAGCTGCTTTCATTCTAGATTCCATACCATCAGAGAAACGAAACACCATACCATCAGTAGAGTCAGCTATAAGTTCCGGGGCACGTTCCTTCATCCACTGTGGAAGGAACTGATACGCCAAACGAGCCTGAGACAGGTTCTTATTAGAAGACTTCTGGTTACGGGACACAACCAGAACAACGGCTCCAGGACGGAAGAACGCCAACCACAATGAGTGGGCCATAGCAAGAGTAGTGTAACCCAGCTGACGGGCTTTCAGAGACACCACAAACCGGTTAGATTTAAAAAGTTTCAACAGTTCATGCTGATGATCGAACAACTCAAATTTAGTACGGCCACGTGTATCCTCCTCAGACGGGATAAACACGTAGTTCTGCAAAAAATAAGTTTCATCAGTTGCACAGCGACGCCACTCCAACTCAACCCACATTCTCTGGGCACGAACAATATCACGATGCTTCATTGTTTCCAGTAATCCCTCGTATAGGAAGCCATATGCCACACAGCAACAGTGTCCTCACCCATCTTAACCATAGAGGCGCCACAGTAACAAACCTGGTCCTCGTTAGACGGGTCAAAATGCGGACCCATATCCGGATATCCAAACCAGTACGTCAGGTGTTCCTCCCGAAAAACTTTATCCCGTTCAGGAAACACGTGAAGAACCATCATCGGGAGCCTCCACACTCCATCCGGCAGACCGTAAAGCATCCGCAAAAAAATCCGGAGCGACAGCAATAGCAGTCTCCGCTAGCAAAGAAGGCAGGTCCATGTTAGAAAAGTCAGAAGAACGGGCAGCCTGCTCCTCGTCAATCCAGGTTTTCCCGTACAACTTCATCCAAAGCTCAGTAGCTTTCAAGTTACCGCTCTTAGCATTTGTCAAAAGCTGAGACTTAACCAGACGGTAATCCCTCTCATCAGCAGGCTCATCAGATGCATCATCATCAAACTGCGTCACAGCACCAGCGCGAGAAGACATATTCTCCAACAACACACGCTGACGCTCCACAAAAGCAGGATCCTTCTTCCAACGCCTCAACTGACGCGAATCAGCATACCCTTTAGACTTAGCCCAATCTTCCTCAGTAGCATTAACACCACGCTCAGCCTCAGGCATAGCCAACCAAAGAATGAACTCATCCCACAAAGCATGTTGTTTAGCGGCCATAAATAAGTCCAGTCTCCGAAGTCTTCATCAAAAACCCGGAATCAGGATACCGGTCGCGCCTAATGCGCGAAACCCGTAACCGGATTACCGGAACGTTTTATAATAAGCAGTATCTGGGGAATAAAAATCCCCAAACTGTCCCAAATCGTTGGGTGTAAAAATCACAAAAAAATCTTAAAACGTGACAGCGGACACAACCGGCTACAACCGGTCACCGATAAGTCCGGTGAAACAGGAAATGTCCGGTAGGAATGTCCGGAGATTACCGGATAACGGTAGTGACAAAAGTCACAATAGGGTGTCCCAAATCGTTGGGTGTCCCAGACCGTAGGTTACTGTAACGGAACAAGGAAAACCCGATGGCTCGATCAGCCAGAACCAGGCAGCGCAGGTATCCTGGAACCAGACGAGCCAGGGCCGGGCTAAAAATGGAGAAAAAATGCCGTTTATATAGGTAATATAACACTGGACCCGCCCGGGGGGGAAGCGGGGGGGGTTCGGGGATCTTCGGGGTGTCGGGTTCGGGTGCGGGGTATCGGGTGTGACGGGTGTCACAGTGTGACGGGGGTCACAGGTTACAGGTCGGGGGCTCGGGGCGTACCTGCTACAGGTTACAGGTGACCAGGGGGACGGGTGACACCCGTTCCGCTGGGTGTTGGTATCGTCCAGCAGGTAAGGGCACTGTGTAACACACATAAGTAACGGGACAGTACGGGACGGGACTTATCGGACACGGGACGGGTGCCGGGACATCACGGGACGGGTG